GCGGCCTGCGGGGCCGCTGCCGGTTGCTGTGCCCACGGTGCGCCACCAGCGGCCGGAGCAGCTTGCGGAGCGCCTTCTACTTGCTCGTTGATGTTCTTGAACGCGCTAATTTCGTTGGAGGCTTCGTAGTCGCCGGAAGCTGCACGAACCTTCACCTTCACCTTCAGCGGACGACCGTGGAGCTGGCTGCTGTCAGCGACTTGCATGACGCCGACCGCATGGCAGATCGCGGACAGTTGCTTGTAGGCGATCTCTTGCGCGACCGGATTGGAGTTGCGAAGGTTGAGACGGGTGAAGACCTTGCGATTCACGTACTGCCCATCCAGCACAGTGAAACGCAGAGCCAAGAACGCGCCGGAGCCGTCCTTAGTCGGTTTCATTTCCGATTCGTCGATAACGACGTTATACCAGCCAGCGGGGATCGCTTCCGCGACTCCCTGATCCGGTGCGACTTGCGAAGCGTCAAAGTTGAGTTGAGCCATGATGTTAAACTCCTAAGATTTTGGAAAAAAGTTGCGTCAGGTGGGGCGGTTCTACGGGCGCGAGGACACCTGATCTATCCTTCGCTTCGTATTGGAGGTCAGGTTGAGTCTGCAAGAAGCGGTATGACTCACCCTGCGGCGTCTTGTTGATACCGAGGCGGAACACCTCGTCGAAGAAGTACGGCAGCTTGGCGCCCAGCTTACTACCGGGCATCGCGGGGCCGTACTTGACCACACCTGTGAGCTCGTCCTTCGTGGGCTCCATCTTGGCGCTCATATAGACGTTCTTGCCAGGCAGGTCACGGAACAGACGAATCGTCGTTTCCATCTTCTCAATCAGCTCACCGTATGCTTGGCGGGGATCTTTCACCTGCCGCTTCGCATTGTTGAGCACGACTTCAGCGATCTCGCTCAGGCTGTCGATACAGATGGTCTGGAACTGCTTCGCGTCGTTGCTGCGAGCGCACCAGTCATAGACGTCTCGGAGGTCATCCACTGTGGTCACCTTCACCATCGGGATCTGGACGTTGCGGAGCGATAGCTCGCCGCCCTCCGCAGAGATCAGGAACGGGGCTGGTGCAGTGCTCGCAAGAACGGTCTTACCCGCTCCCGCTTGCCCATAGACCAGGACCTTGACACCGTTCAACTGAGCAGCGCGGTCGGTCGTTGTGAAATTCAATGCCATGTGGGCTCCTTTACATATCAATCGGGTCACGGAAACCGAGCCACACAGGGAAGCGCGGAGCGTCCTTGACGCCTATCTCGAAATGCTTGTATTTGACGATGGCACCGACCAGTCGGTCTCGCTGCTGCCAAATATGCTTTCGGTGCTGTGCAGTGTATCCCGTTCCGATCTTGAACGCAATGCCTGTGACACAGTCTTCAACCTGCAAAGCGCCCAGCGTATCCATAGGAACGAGGTTTTCTTGATGCGAGCTTCGCTTCGTGTGTCCAAGCTCATCAAGCTGGGCCTCGTTTGCATTGTGCATCAGTTCTTCAAACCCGACAATCTTTGCTTCACCATCGGTGAAGCGTTTCAGCTTGAGCAGGTAGCCCTCGCGAGCAGTGCTTCGACCATGTTTGTAGATGCCGTTCAAGTTACGCAGAATCAGACCCTCGAACCCTTGCTCCAACATCTCGCCCTCAAACTGCAAGAGCTCTTCCTCGTTATTCACAAGGCGCTGCTCAAGGAGCACACAGCGATCCTGAGGGTTGGCGTTGAACCAGCTTTGCAGGTCATGCAGGCGCTGGCTGTAAGCACGGTCAGGCATCGTGTAATAGTCGAAGACGTAGAACTTGAAGTCAGGAGAACCGTCTTGCGACATCACTCCACTACTGGTCTGTCGATACACGTCCTTGGCGTAAGCGGGGCCTACAATGAGCTCTCCGTCCAGACCGTGCAGCAAGTCATAGGCGAGGTGCGCCTGTACGAACGCATTCGGGATAGGCTTGAGTGTGCGGCTAAGGGCGACACCGTCCTTGACCACACATCTCACGCCATCCAGCTTCGCGCTCGCATACAGCGGAAACGTCAGTTCCGCTGGTGCTTCCACAGCGAGCATCGGTTTCATATCGGCAATGCCTCCCGCCGTACTTCGCCCGTCTTCTTGTCGCGCAAAGTGACAAGCATAGGCGGACACTGGAAGCCGAAAGTCTTGGCCATGATATAGACCAGTTCTTTCGGGCGGTGCATCTCGACAATCGCGATGTCCTGCTTCTTGGATTTTGCTTCAGCCCAGGCCATTATTGACGCTCCTGGATTCGGACGTTGGAATAGGTAGCGCCAGCAGATTTGACCAGTGTCCAGAACCAGCCAATAATCGTCCAGCCCAGGAAAATGTTCAAGAGCCAGATTGCGCCAGCATCGGGATGACGGCGCACACTTGCGAGCACGCCCGGGAGCAGGTAGCCCATGGACATGAGCGCGACCAGCCACAGCAATACGAGACGAACGACTTTCATGATAGCTCCTTAAATGCAGCGATGGAGAAGGGAACAATCGGCGTCACCAGTTCCAGCATGGCTTCCGCATAGACGCGGATTTCCTTCTGAGCGTGCTCGTGCAAGCGCAGGCGCAGGAAGTGGAACAGGTTATGCAGATCGACGGTGGCGAACATGCGGGAGTACGTCGCAGTCGGTAGCACGCCGCGAGCAAGCTCACGCGGGCAACCTTGCGCCAGTAATTCCTTGTAGAGCGCGAAGGCGTCCATGCACTGCTTCCGCATGTAGCTCTGCATCAGCAGGGCTTGCGGGTGTTGCTGCTCGGTTCGCATCTGCTTGTTCGAGTCATGCTGGCTGGTGATGTCCGACAGCTCGGGAACGTAGAACTCTTCCGGGAGCTCGCTGTAACGTGCGCTGACTTCGTTGTAAGACCACGTCCGGTGACGGTGCCACTGGCGGAACACAAACAGCGGCGCCTTGACCTCGAAGGTGAAGGTGACTGCCTCGAACGGACTGGTGTGACGGTTCTTCAGCAGGTACGCGATCAGCTTCTCGTCCTTGCCTTCGTCTTCGCCAGTGCGCCAGTCTGCATCGTAACTGACGCGAGCAGCGCGAACGATGCTCAGGTCGTTACCCATGTGATCAACAAGGCGCACCAGCCCGTGATCCAGAACTTTGATTTCGCTCATGCTGTCTCCTTCTTCGCCTTTGCAGGCAACACGATTTCCAGGGCCGGCGAACCGGGCTTCACGATCAGCACTTGGTCAAAGAGCTTGCGTTGCTCCTCGGTCAGTGTGCGATACTCTTTGAGCACGAGGCTCGGCTTGTACTGCACCAGCGAATCCACGTTGATGCCAGCCGCCTCGAAGCGGGACTTACCGCTGTCAGGGTCGGGCACGCGCATGGCACCAAGGGCACCAGGATCGACATCGCGGTTGATCGTGTGCTTACCCTTGAGCACATACCCGTCGGCCAGCGGTGCCGAGTTTGTGCCTTCCTCGGGGGACGGGAAGTAAGCGCCAAAGATCTTCTGGCGTAGAAGCATCTCCGACGCCTTAATCTTCTTGAGTTGCTCTTGCAAGCGGAACCACTCTTCGAGGTCTGCTTGCGTCACAGTGTTTGCAGGGATGTCAGTCATGGTCGCCACCTTCGGATGTAAAGAGCTCACCCTGCACTTGCTTGTCGGCGCGTTCTTGGGCGTGCTTATCGCTGTAGCTGCCGGAGCTGTAACGCTTGGACAGCTTGGCGATATTGTGGGCGATGGTCTCTTCGCGGGTGATGCCAAAGCCTTGGCGCAGACCTTCCATGTAGAACTCCAGGTCGCCCAGCTCTTCAATCACGTTCTCGCGATCGAGCGGCTTACGGTAGATGGAGGCTTTTTTGACAGCGTCAAGCAGTTCGCCAGCTTCACCAGCGACGCCGACAGCCATGTGCAGCGCATGAGCATCTTCGGGCGTCAGCGTTGCGACGATATCCTGACCGGGCTTTGCCAGCGCGGATACAAGTTCGGGGTGAGTAATCATTTGGAGCTCCTTTCAAACTGTGCGGAATTGCACTTTCGTTAGTGTATCGTGACTCGCGTTAAGGCGCAACATGCAAATCACAAGACATCAGGAAGGGAGACAATTCGATAGCACTTGCCATGGAAGTTCCATTCTGCTGGTATCTTGTCTTTCGCAACCTCCACCAGATACCCGCTGTCAGTCAAGCTGCGAATTGTCATGTCCATTGCAGCGGTCTGGCCCAGCTTATGCTTGATGAATGAGTTCGTTCGTTGCAGGCGAATCTGTAGGTACTTTCTGGCCACAACACCAGCCTGGCGCATCTCGTCCGGTAGCCCGTAACCCTTGCTCATGGGTTCGCGTAGGTAGTCGCGCAGTGTGGCCAGCAGCTTACGCTCGCGCACCATGTCACCATCGCCCACGTCACCGTCTGTCATCTTACGGCTCATGATACGGATGTCGCGCTTGACTACATCCAGCGCCCATTCGGCGTGCTGTGTCATTACGCATGGGGCGCCGCAGTTGTCCGCCACCGCAAGGATGCCGGCAATCTTCAAAGCCTTCAGGTGAGCACGGTTCCACATCTGGCGCCACGACTCGTCGTCCGTAGCGTTGATCTGTGTATCGCATTCCTTGTTGAACTCGTCAAGCATGTCTTGGGCTTCGCGGGACATGCTTATGTCAGCGAACCTGTCCGGAGGGCAGTGATGCACCAGCTCAAGCAGATTGACTAGCTCATCGACAATGTGTTCCGGGAACGGTGCGGATGTTGCTGTGTTCAGTTCGGGTCGAAGACCTGCATACTCAATCACAATGAAGCGCGACATGAACCCGTCTTGCATCATTGTATTCGTGAGCGACTCGTAGAACGTGTCAGGTGTCGTTTCGCCGATCATGCTGTAGGCAACACCGTTCGCTGACTTGACATCCTTCTCCTTGTCGCTGTACCCGATGCCGCCAACGATGGTTCCTGCTGAAGACTTCTGGTAAAGGTTAGTCATTACGGTGCGGAGCGACGCCATTGGGCCTTCAGTGTGGTCATCACTCATCTTGCGGAGCTTGCGCCCCCATTCACCAGCCACATTGACAAAGCTGGTCCGCTGTGTGATCGCTTTCACCAGTGCAGGGCCCGACGCATAGTCTGAAAAGTCAATGTGATTGGAAATGTAAGGTGACGCGAGCAGTAAGCGGTGGCACAGCTTACTGATCCCGCTGTGCATAGCTTCTTTCCCGATAGCACTGCGAGCGACTAGAACCATGTAGAGGTTCAAGCCGCTGCCACTGATGTTATAGACGCGCCCCATGATGCCCGCGAAGAAGCCCAGGGCTGACACAATAGCGACCTCGCGCACTGGTCGCGGCGCTATGGAATACATCCACTTGGCAACGTCGCCCACCCTGCCTGGAGGCCATTCCAGCGCCGAGGGTGTTTCCACGGGTAGTAGCTTCCGCTCAGGAACCCGCTGCACCAGTGCAACAGCGTTCGCCATAGCTGCCTGTGTGGCAGCGTCCTCACGTTGCTGCCGACCACGGATCATGCCAAGGGTACGATCAAGGTATCGATTGTTCTTTGTTGCCTTCTCGCGTTGCCCTAGTCCTGACATGCGAAACAAGCGCCGGACCTGCTCATTGGACTTCGAGTAGAACGCAAGCATGGACAGCAAGGACAGGTCAGCTTCCGACTGAGATGGATACCCTAGCTTCTGCCAGTCACCCTGCCACAGCTCTTTGAACTTGTCACCGTTGCTGGCTTCGGATGCACGGTTCCAGATGATTTCATCAGACTCAGTTTCATCAACCTCCGTCAGCTCCACCGTGCTCGTCTGTGCGGCAGCGCGAATCTCCGCCACCAGCATATCGAGCAATTCCTGGCGGTGCTCCACAGGCTTGTCATAGCTTGGGAGTGCATTACCTGTGCAGATAATGAAGCGTTGCTGACTATACACCTCCACGCCGTCGCGCCTGCAACCTGTGCCCACCTTACCCTTGATCCAGATATGCAGGCCCTTTCCGCTGGTACTGAATTCCGTGTAGGAGTTGAACGCCTGCACGATCTTCCAGTAGCGGTCTAGCTGCTCCTGTGGCGTGTCGGGTTTGACGTCCAAGTCAATGCAGGTAAAGGCGTCTTCCTCGCCCAAGACAAACCCGATGCCCGTCCCCTCGCCCCAAGACCTAGCAACAGTGGCGGCGCTGTACCAGTCTGCCCAAGTGCTGGGCGCTGTAACGCTTGCACGTTGTCCGCTGGGCGTCCATGGGCTCTTGTCTGGTGCGCTGATGCACCATTTTGGAATATATCGCAGTTCGTCGGGTATGCGTTCCCATTGTTGATTCATGCAGACGCTCCCCGACGCGCATCCAGGATAATCTTCCAGGCGTCCAGGTACGGCATAACCGTAACCCGTTCCCAGATATAGATCTGATCGCGGATGTAGATCGGGTCAGGGAGTTTTCCAGTAGTACGGGCGGAATGAATGGTGGTACGTGATACGTCCAGCATTTCCATAATTTCCGAGCTTGTGATATAACGCTCGTCAAATTCCCGCTGGGCGTCATTGGTGTTTGACGTCATGATCTTATCCTGCATTGGTGACTGAATTGCGCTGCATTGTACCGGCCGGAGCACGACTTCGCAACGTGCGTTATGGATTCCACTTCGGAGCGCCTTCCAGCTCAATTGCCTGGAGCTCAAGACGACGTTGCTCCACGACCAGCCGCGCCTCCGCCAGCTCCGCTTTTTTGCTTATTACGCGGGCCCGATACGCTTCACATTCTTGCAGCCATAGACGGTAGCGTGCTGATTTGTCTGCCTTGGCAGCGTGTGCAGCATCGTTCCGTGGGCGCCCACGCTTGCGTGGCTCACCGAAGTGAATAGTGTCCGGCTCACGTGTGGCAACGTCATAACGACACCATTGCATGAACGAGTCCGCGTCCGATACCAGGA